CGATGGCGTTGATCTTGTCGCCACGGCTGACGCGCCGGCCATCCTGATAGCGTGTCGTCCCGTAGCCAATCGTCCAAGGATCGCCGCCACTCAGCGGGTCTGGATATGCTTCGAGGTGGCAGCCTTCAAAGTCCTTGATCAGCTTCAGGGCCGCAGCCAGATCGGCCTGCTTGCCATCCTGGCTCCAGGTGTTGAACCATGCCCGATCGCGCCGCATCGCTGCTGCGTAACCGTTGACGGCCAGGTCCTGCTCCAGGATCTGGATCGCTGAAGCTTGATGCGGAAGCCCGCGATAAAAGCGAAACAGCTGCTCAAGCGTGACCGGCGCCGGGTTGGCCATTGCTCAACGCTTGGCGAGGGGGGACACGATGCCGGCAAGGATCTCGATGGCGCGATAAAGCTTCACCACCATGCGGGACAGACCACCCAGCGCTTCGTTGTCTTTTGGTGTGGGGGTGATGTTGACGATCACCAGCGCCAGCCCATGGATGGCCACCACAAGGGCGATGTAGTCAGCGATGCGGTCCATGTCAGCTGTACGGTCTTGCTTCGAGTTTAGTCACCCGCTGCTCAACCCCATTCAGCCGTGAGAAGGTCTCCTTCCGATCGGCACGGATGTCGGTGTGCATGACCTCGAGCTGCGTGGCGATGTGCTCCACTGCAGCGGTCAGACGGATGACGGCATCGCGAGCTTCGTCGTTGCGCTTGGTAAAGCCCATGGCTCCCATCGCAGCAACGCTGATGGATGCTCCAGCAATAGCAGCGATGACCTCGATCATGGACCTATTCTACCGACCTTGCCCCCGCAGAGGCTTCTTACCGCGACGGCGTGGCCGACTGCGCGCGCCGTAGCCGATGCTGGTTGTCTTCGGCGGGCCGGCTTTATGGTCTAGCCGGCCGACACCAGTCTTGGCTTTTACTGCCACGGCACCCCAGCAGCCTTGGTGGGCTGACGCTGCTCATCAATCTGACTTTGCAGTGCGGCCTCCACATTGGCAATGGCTTCATCGCCGAGCTTTTCTTGAACCCATTCGATCACCTGTTCTTCGGTCAGATCGGCAAAGGCAATCAACCTGCCTTCAGGGCGCTCCAGGCCGATGCTGCCATAGGCTCCAGCGCTATAGGTGTCGTCCTTGGCGTCCACGGTGTAGTGGGCGGTGAAGACATAGCCGTCGCTGGTTTCGCGCTCAAGGTTGGCGATGTGCCAGTTGGTGGTGGTCATGGTCGTTGGTTGGTGGTGTGAGTATAAGGGTGATCAGTAGTGAAGGTGACTACGGGGTCTCAAGAGCAGCTATTCGAGCTTCCAGCGAGGCGATTATTTCCTGCTGCTGTTGCACTGCTTTGATCAACACAGGACAAAGTTGTGACTGATCCAGTGTCCAAGTGCTCTGGCTTTCGTGATCAATGGACCCATCAGCCTCTTTGCGAGGAGCATTAACAACAAAAGGAAGAACCCCTACAAGTTCCTGAGCAATCAAGCCGGTCCATTTGCCGCGAGCGTTGCGATTGTTAGAGCTGGTGTCTGTTGGATCGTTCCAGGTAAAATCTTTGACTCTGATTTGACTAATTGCGTCAAGTGCATCAAGGCTTGTATCCTCAATGTTTTCCTTAAGACGAGCATCAGAGCTTACTTGGATTGCGGCATTGCCAATATAAAGCGTTGTACTATTTGCTCCGTTAGATGACGTACCTATTCCTGAACCAGATGCGCCACTATTGCCGATGTATGTTCTTCCAAGAGTCCAAGAATCTCCAGCTACCTTGACGACACCATCTGCCTGAATCCTCATCCGCTCCGTCGGGCTGCTTGCTCCGTCTGCGGTAGTGGAGAACACTAACCTGCCCGGATAGTCATTATTTCCAGGCGTTGCGTCTGCGTAGGCTTCAATAGTCGCAAATTTTCCACCATTGTTAGCGGTAAAATCTATAGAAGCAAGAAACTGCCCGCTGCTAATTGAAGCTGGTGCCAAGCCACGCGACAATGCAAGTTGCGGAGCATCAGTTGTGCCGCCAGGACCACCTTGTATTTGTACTGTTGTATTCGCAAACCCTGTAGACGTGCCAACTAAGAGCCTGCCGCTGGTGTCGATGCGGGCGCGTTCGGAGCCTCCAACATCAAATACCAATGGAGTGTATCCACCTGTTGTCCCATAGGTTGAATTGATAACACTTGACGTACCATTGTTGTAAACTAACAGTTGACTGTCATTTGCACCGCTAGAGTTATAGGCCCCAATTATTCCTTGAACTGATAAGAGTCGCCCGGGGCTCGTAGTGCCAATCCCTACCAGTCCTGCTGAGGTAATGTGAAGCCTGTTTGTGCCGCCGGTTACAAGTGCAACCGTATCAGCTCCGGGTGAAAATAGGCCGGTATTGAGGTCCCCAGTGAACGTCAGCGACGGGGTGCCGACTGCGCCGAGAGGCACATCAATTGCTAACGAAGATGAAACTGCGGTGGTACTTGTTGTTAGTCTTGCAACTCCATTAGTTGAGATGGCTAGTTGGTCTGCCCCTGGGCTATAGATGCCAGTGTTCAAGTCACCCGTAAAGGTGATCGACGGAGTGCCGACTGCACCAAGCGGGTGAACTACAGGCAGAGTTGAGGTAACTGCTGCTGTATCAGCAGCCAATCGTTGAGTCCCACCTGTTGTAATTGCAACCTGATCGGTGCCAGGGCTGTAGACGCCGGTATCGGTGCCGCTGTCCTTGAAATAAATAGATGGAGCAGCAGCGCTGCCGTTCTCAAAGGCGATCGTGCTCCACTCGCCGTCTAGCTGGTAAAGCGTGATCCAGGCATTGTTCGCGCCATTGCGCATCTTCATCACGCCAGCCGTCGTGTCCGCCCACGTCATGTAGGCGTAGGTGGTCGCTGGCGCAGTTGCCCCGCTGTTCTGACTGACAATCGCGGCGAGGCCGTTGTTCAGGTCAGAACGGACAGCGGCACCAGTGCCGTTGGCGATGACGTAATCGTGTTGGGCCATGATGAGTCAGATAATAGGTTAATTCTGGCAGGGATCAAGCACCCTTTCCATAACCGACAGCCGACCAGGCAAAATTGCGGTCGATTGCAGTGCCGCCGCTGTTGCGGAAGGTCACCACAAACTGGTTGCCTGCCACGCTGCCCATCGTGAAATAGTCGCCAGCAGCCATGTTCTGCGCGGTAATGCCCACGCTTGGCAGGCTGCTGTCAACGCCACCCAGGCTGGTTGTTCCGTTGAAGAACGGCTTGTCGAATGTGACTGTCTTCGCGCCGGCGCCGCTGGCGATGCTGCCCACGCTTTGATCTTGACGCCGCTGGAAGGTTGCCTCATAGCCCAGCTCGTCGATCAGGATGTTCTGGCCCGAGTCGGTGCTGGTCAGCTCAGTCTTGAACTGGAATGCGCGCGCCTTGAATGTGCCGTTGACAAACTCCTGCCACGCTGACCATGTGGGCGAGCCGGTCGGGTTGTCGTTGGTGCTGCGCAGATACATCTTCGCGTTGACGGCTGACGATGCAGCGCCATCCCAATCAGACCAATCATCAACCAGTCCAGTTCGGCTGTCGATCAGGTCACTGGGGAAGTAGCCACGGGTGACGAAGAACCGCTTCAGGTCCAAGCTGTATGCCGCACCCAGGTCGAGCGTGTTGGCGAACTCATAGGTGCCGCTGGTGGCCATGGCGCCGATGAAGTCCATCACCGGCAGCAGGTCCAAATCTGCCACGTCGTCGAACAGGCCAGTCGCTTCCAGTGTGAGCGCATCGTATTCATCGCTGTAGAAGCAGCTGGTTTTGCTGCCCTGGAATGGCGGAGCGTCGGCATCTTCGCGCCTTGACTGCACTAGCAGCCGGCCAAGCGCGTCGGGCAAGTCGATGATGACACTGGTCTCGGTTGTTGATTGCCGCCCACCGTCATCCTCAAACTTGACCAGGATCTCGCCCTCGACCAGAGGGATGATCGCTTCGGTAGCGCTGCCCGATTTGGCCTCGATCAGATCAACGCTGTTGCCCCATGTCCCGGTGCCATCCGTCAGGTTGGTGTGCCGGATGTGAACACGGCCGCCCACCTTCACGTCTAGATCGGTCGTTGCTGCCCACCGCAGCCGGCCCGAGTTGGCATTGATCGCCTCAAAGGTCAACTCCTGCACATTGCCCGGGACTGCCGTCTTGCCGACCGCTGCAAAGGTCAACACTGCCGGCTGACTGCTTGGCGTGTTGGCACCGTTCAAGCTGTAGATGTTGATCGTGTAGGTATCGGCTACGGAGTCGAGGATTTCGTAGTCGGTTCTGGGCACCACAACGCTGGTCCAGTTGCCTTCGCTTTGCCGGTATTGCACGCGGTACTGACTGACGCCCGGGACGCTGTTCCAGCTGGTGATGATCTTGACCTTGGCCTGGCCTTGCGATTCGTAAAAGGTCTCCCTGGCTGACAGACCATTGGGAGCGATTGGCGGCTGATTGAGTTGCGTGATCACCCGCGGCTGTAGCGCTGCGCCTCGCTCGACATAGTTGTATTTGCTTGCGTCATACGCCAGCGCGGTGATTTCGTATTGCGCCTGATCGGTCTCGCCAACGCTCAACACACGCCAGAGGGTGGTGTTGATGGTTGAGTTGTTGATGACCCAAATGCTGTTTACGTTCGGCGCCACGCTGAAAGCTGACGAGACCGTCACGACAGCGCCGGCAATGCCAGTGATCGCCTTTGTCTCGACTGTGCCGTCGGGCATCAGAACCGATATCGTTGCGCTCCCAGTGGTTGGCAGGCTTGTCTCGGTGGTGTCGTCCACCGTGATGGTGGTGGTGGTTGCTGCCGCAATGCGGCCACCTCGGCGCACGCCGGACTTGACTGGATCGGCAATCGAGATCACGGCACCCGGGCGTACCAGCACACCCGCATCGATCGATGCCTTGAACTCAACCACTTCGGTTTCGTAGCCCTCTGAATAGAGCAGCCATGAACCCAGTCGGGATGCCTGGCCGCGACTGGTGCAGGCAAATGCTTTGAGGTTGGTGGTGACAACGCCATACTTCGCGATCGCGGCCGTATCTTCGACCACCTCATAAGCCAATTCTTGGGTGGTCATGTCCAGGTAGCTGACCACCGCAACCGTGTGCCGCGTCTTGAGATCGGAGCCGGTGTATTTGAATCCTTCCTCGCTGACGTTGGCCAGCGTGAACAGGTAGCTGGCGTCGGTCGGCTTGTCTTGGCTGATCGTGAGCGCACCAGTGGACCAGTACGGCATTGTGCGCATGACGCTGCACAGATCGTTGATCAGCTTGTATGCCTCTTCCTGGTTTTGGATCAGTGCATTGCAGCTAAAGCGTGGCTCGGTGCCGCCGAAGCCATCGCTGACCAGCGTGCCGCAATACTGCGACGCGGAATAGAAAGCGAACTTATCGAGCTGGGTGGCCGTGATGTGATCGCCGAAGCCGTAGCGCGTGGATGTGAGCAGGTCATACAGGATCCAGGCCGGGTCACTCGTCCAGGTTGCTGCTGCAAAGGTGCCGTTCCA